ACGGCATGTTGTCTACGCTGAAGACGGTGAATACCTTGTTTGTGATGCCAAACTTGTTGAACGCGGCGACGAAGTCCGTAAACCTGTGGACACAGACAAAGTGGCAGTGGTTGGTGATGCTGTACCACTGCCTGCTGGAGTTCATTTATAATGGCGCTGTGGGAAAAATTTCACGTCGCACAAACAGCAGCACTTAAGCGCCAGTTTTTGACAGCCGTAGGTAACGAAGCTCAACGCGTGTTTCGCAACGGAATGGCTGGCGGTCATTCCGGACGCATCTATGGTGGACACAAGGCGTCTGCTGCTGGTGAGTTCCCTGCTTCTCGCACAGGAGCACTTGCGGCCTCGATTGCAGTGGTGGTTGGACAAGATCAGGTTGAAGTCGGTACAGGAATGCCGTATTCAATTTACTTGCGTTACGGCACTGGTCGTATGGCAAAGCGCAGAATGTCTGAGGATGCTTTGCGAATCGCTGCTGAAAATATTCAGTCAGGTTTTGGTCACTTTATAGGGTTTGAAATTGGTTGATCTCACACCACCTCCTGCGTACCCATCCAAAGCATTGCTTCCTGCGATGGCAAAAGCAATTGTGAGTTGGTTTCCAGAATTAGAAGGTCGCGCACTGCCTGTTTCAGAAGAATCAGTGACAAAGGAAAACATACCTACATTGCCTGTGTGTACCGTGGCGCTGTTTCGTGAAACAGGGAACAACACCGTCGCTTCTCAAGACCTCAAACCAGAAGAAGAATTTTTTGTTTCGTTCTGGTTTAAGCCTGTGCGCTACCAACGCGCAGATGGCAGCGATACACCTTTTTGGGCGTACTACGACTATGACACCTTGCGTGACAGATTCGTTTCTCACTTGCAGGACTGGGTGTCACCTCGCGGCGAAAAAATACAATATATGGAGCTAACGGTTCAGTCTGATCATCTTGCTGTAATCGTAACTTTTCGCCTTCGACACAAATTTAATTTTTGTCCAATAGATAATACGCTACCAATACCAAACGCCAGCTTAGCGGTGCAGCTATTGCCACTTTCTGTTGGCTGAACTATAGTCACTTTCTATTGCTGCTGTGCCAACAATGAGCTGAAACGCTACAAAGTGAGTCAAGATGTCAACTGTTCTTGTCGAAGTCCGTGGACTACCTGGTCGAGTTTCATTGGCGTCTAGTGCCGGTCCTGCTCTTTCTACCACTGAGTGGACAACTGTTGTGCTGACGCCGTGGCTGCAACGTGCAATAGATTTTTGGGGTGATGTTGAGCAACGCCCTGTTGTTGATACCTCACTGCCACAAACCGCCAAAGAAAAATCTCCAGCTCCTGCTGAAAAGTCTTAACGGAAAGGCACAACTAAATGGCTCAAGATCTTTTGGCAGACGGCTTCGTCCAGTTCTGCATCAACACCTCCCTGAACTACTACGATGGTAAGTGCAAAGTGCTTGTCGAAGGTCAAGCACGAGTAGCTACTTCTGGTGGTTTTGACAAACTCAATCCTGTCACGTCCGTTCGTGACGTTGATGCTGCATTCGGTGCCGGATCAGTTTTGGCCGAAACACTGAAAAAAATGTTCTGCGTTTGCCCGACAAATGTTCAAATTTTTGCCATCCCACGCGCCGACGCCGTAGGTGCTACAGCCGCTGTGTACACGTTGACTTTCACAGGACCGGCAACAGCCGATGGTAGGTTATCCTTGTACCTTATGGATGCTGACTACAGCATTGACATTTTTGTACCATCAGGCACAACTGCTGCACAGCTTGCTACGTTGGTTAACACTGCAATTCCTGTGGATTTCCCGTTCACAGGTGTCGTTGCTGCAAACGTAATTACGTTCACAGCCAAGACAGGTGTTCGTGGTAAAATTGGTAACGTTTTGACTGCCATCCCTAACTGGCAGGGCCGTCAAAACTATCAGGCACCAGGTATTGGTGTGACTGTTGCGCAAACAACAGTCGGCGTCGGAGCACCTGTTGCGCTCAACTACGCAAGCATTTTGGGCGCGTGTTGCTATGACTGCACCGCGCTTCTTTATGATGACGTGGCGCTGCAAAAGGCGCATCAAGATTATCTTGACACACAGTGGGATTGCAAAGTTCCTGGCTGCTTTGGTCACGCTTACACCTATGTGGAAGGCACCCCCGCGCAAATTCTTGCTCGGTTCACAAACACTGCGACAATGAACAAGTTGGCCTTGTGTCCCGGCGATACAGGCGTGCCTTGGTTTAAGGCCGGTGTTTACGCAGCGCTGTCATGCTGCTCTACTTGCACTTCTCCTGAGCTTTCAGTACAAGGACGCACATACGGCGTTTTGAGCTGCATCAACGTTCCAGCAGACTGTACTTCTTGCTTTACTTTCGACGAACAGACAGTTCTGCGTGCAAACGGTTTTGTGGTGTCTGGATCTCTTGCTGGTGGTGCAGGCGTTTACACAAATCCTTACATCTTCAATGACGTGACAAACCAGCTTTATGACACTGCCGGTCGCCCGAACGTCACCTTCCGCGATACATCTGCTCGTCGCTTGGCAAAACAAACAGCTTTGGCGCTGGCTGAACAACTGCAACAGTTCTCGGCACTGGGCCTTTTCTCGGCGTCAACGACAATCAAACAAGGCACGTTCGGTACAAACGCTCGTCTCATTCAGGGACAAGTGCGTGCATGGGCGAAGTCGCAAATCGGTATCTTGTTCTCTGAATTTGAAAACATTGATGCAGACATTGAGGTGAAAACAGACTTTGAGACGGCTGCGAACTGTCAGGGTATTCCTGGCAAGTTGAGCCTGCTCTTTAGGTATCGTCCACCAGTTCGCACAGGCCAAATCGCAGTAAGCGCCTTGCCTAAAGTTCTCGACAACTGCACTCGCTAATTAGATAGCTCAGGAAAGGATAAAGAAATGGCTTGTAGCAACCTAGTTGGCGTCAAGAATCTGGTGATCACGTTCAAAAATTGCACGACTGGCGAAACCAGTCAGCCAATTGTACACAAATTGGCAACAGCGGACATTCCTACATGGAAAACCTGTCCGTTCATGAATGAAAAGTTGCCTGGTGGTTACATCAAACAATCAACGGCAAACGCCGGTGCAGAAATGAAAATCATTCGTGATGCGCGTGTACCCCTGTCCTACTATCAGGGCTGTGCGACGTTGAATGTTCAGTGCGAAATGTTTTCCGGTATCGTTTTCACCGGTGTTGATGGCGGCGTGCTGAATGACACTAAGTCAGACAGCCATGAAGTCGATCTCGAAATCACATTCTCGACACTTGACGAACTTTTGCCTCCAGGTGCTATTGCCAGCGACGCTTCTTTGTTCTAAAGAAAATTTCTGATCTGATTGCTTTTATTTTCCCTCCCGAATTAAAAAGCCGTCCTCCTGTATCAGAAAGAAAGGCCAGGGCTGTTTCGGCACCCTGGCCTTTTTCTATTTACAGTGTCACCTATTTAGCAATCTTCCTACGGTATAAATCCACGTCCTTCAGGACGGATTGGCAATCGACAAACAATTTAGCTTGACATTTATACGACGGCATGTCATATATAAGAAATGTTCATCGCAACCAAAATTAGGCTGTATCCAAAGCTGGCTCAAGAGGCAAAGCTTGCTTCTAACTTCGGCTGTGCACGGTGGGTCTGGAATGAGGCGTTGGCGCTGTGCAAAGAGACATATGCGATCACAGGCAAGAGTTTGACATACTACACACTGCAAAACCGCCTTCCGGCGTTGAAAATCAAAAATCCTTGGCTCAAGGAAGCGGATAGCCAAGCTCTTCAACAGTCGTTGCAGAACCTTGCGCGTGCCTACGAGAATTTCTTTGCCAAGCGGGGAAAGTTTCCAAAGTTCAAATCAAAGCATGATCGACAGTCAATTAGCTACCCACAAAGAGTTGTTTTGAGAGATATGCCAGATGGCGTGGTCGGTCTGCGACGTAACATCTATCTACCAAAGATAGGTGACACGAAATGCATCGTTCATCGTGAACTCGTAGGCAAGCAGAAGACGGTCACCGTCAGCAAGAGCGCATCTGGACAATACCACGCAGCAGTATTGGTGGATGATGGTGTTGAGGCTCCAACGTTGGTGCCGTATGTCAGATCGGCAATCGGAATCGACGTCGGTCTGACAGATATTGCTGTGACGTCGAATGGTGCTAAGTATGTCAATCCTCGTCATCTACAGCGAACACGGGCTAATTTGAAACGCAAGCAACAGTCGCTTTCGAGAAAGAAGAACGGCTCAAACACACGTGCAAAGGCGAAACTGTTGGTGGCGAAAGTTCATCAGCGGATATCGTCTTGCCGCGCTGATTACCTGCATAAATTGTCGAGACGAATCGTTGACGAAAACCAAGTCATCGCTGTTGAGACATTGAACGTTAAGGGAATGCTGAAAAACAGCAAACTGGCTAAGTCAATATCTGACGTTAGCTGGTCGATGCTGAGTGGTTTCCTTGAGTACAAGGCGGAACGCGCTGGTAAAGCATTCGTCAAAGTTGACCGATGGTTTCCAAGCACAAAGACGTGCAATGATTGTGGGCACCTATCGGGAAGCAAGCCTCTCGATGTAAGATCGTGGCAATGCACAAAATGTAATACGCGCCATGATCGGGACATCAACGCCGCAAAGAACATTCGCGACGAAGCGTTGAGGATGCTCTTAGCCGCAAGCAATCAAGTTCAAATGACGGTAGGACATACCGTTACTGCCAGTGGAGGCTGTGTCAGCCATGAAGCATGATCTCATGTTAAGTGCAGCGGCCTGTGAAGCTGGAAGCTCTGCCCTTCAGGGGGAGAGTGTGTCACCGGAGAAAACCAACATGCGCCGTGCGTTAGGCACTCTTGTCACATT